CTCACCCAATATATACCACAAGGGTACATATTGGATTGTCTTTAAGTACTAAAAATGTAATAAAGTAATTATGTCGTCGGACTCTACGAGGTCCTTCTGATATAGATAGTTAATGGCCATGTCTTTAAGCCCATTTAACCTAAAGCTTTTATTTTCCTTTTTGTAATACAATAATATTTCTTTAATAACTAAACGTAGTTTGTAATCTACATGCTCATTACATTCGAAGATGTTTATTTGCGTGTCCAAATAAGCGTATAAGCTTAACTTTTGGTTTTTACCTTTTAACTCTTGCTCCTCTTGCTTCGCGCGATACGCTTTGGCTATTTGATAAGAGTCATTAGCTTCCTTTCTTAATTCGTATACCTCTTTGTCGGTTACTCCGTACGCCAAATCGAACATTCCGCCGCCTTCACTTTGATGGCGGCTCCGCCTTATATCCTTTTCCAATTCCCCATCATTGTCATACTCTTTGAGTGGATATCCCAGTCCTAACATTTCATTGAAACCTTTGTCCAGTGCTGTGCGCACGCTTATCTTATAATCTGTGCTTTGAAATAGCTCAAGTAAGTCTTGTGTTTTACTGGTGTTGAACCCGGCTGACCGCCTCACCTTACTGTCGAGTCCCTTATACGTTTTACTACCGTTTGTTTCTAATATGCAGGTCATATGTGTATGTGCCCTTTTCGATTGCCTGTGCTTTCCGTACACTACCTTAAGTTTTTCGTACTTAAGTTCATCGCACAGCCTGTCGACTTTTCCTAAATAATCTACGATTAAATTGTCCTCATGCGAGAAAATTGTAATCATTATTGAAATTTTCATTATAATATTACTATACATTTTTTTTTTTTTATAAACAGACTTATTTATAGACCAAAAAAAAGTTTTTGCCCTATCGGCAAGTCTGTTTGTGGACTAATCGTCAGTCAGGTGTAGGGGTCTTGCTTAGCTAGACAGCTTACCACTTCCGTGCGAAAGTGAACAATACTCCCTCTGACATACAGACAGGGTCCTGCTAAAGCAGGATCCTCTGTCCATATAACAGTGGAGGCCCTCTTTCGCATTCACTCCGATGCCCTAAGATGCTAACAAAGCTGCTGCTATATATTTATCACTTTTTTGTTAATTGTCTAAACATCCTTGAAAGTGGCGACTGGTTTAACGTCGATTTTCATGTCTAGACCTATAGACCGTGTAGTGGTTCCAACCACTCCTACGTGTATGAATATCATCTCATTGGATTGGCCTGAGATGGGCTCCCTGTTGTCCGCGTTGTTATACGACCCAGCGTAGTGAAGTGTCTTCTTCTGGTCGTGATTACAGGTAATGAGTTTCTGATTGATTCTAGAACTCATGGTTTCTATTAAATCCGTATCCAACTGTGTCCCCACTAGAGGGGCTTCTAGTTGAAATTGGATGTCTTGTACGGTGATATATTTTCGTGAATTCACTTTTGAAGTGAGCATCTCAAACAACCCAAAATTACGCTGGTACGTATTTGCCGGGCTGTCGATGCCGTATCCAACTCCGAAATTATTTTGGAATAAGTCCAGCCTTGGTACCAAGGTAACATCGCTAAACTTTGAACTGCGGGGTCTAACACGGATAAAGCGAACCATATATGGGGCTGCTGATTTATCCTGCTCCGCGTCTGATGTGTCGATTTTCCCACGATGGAGTCTCCACGTGGTACGGCACATTGATGAAGTGACGGTTTTCCCGTCAGGCAGAAAACTTTTGTAATTCGAATCAGTAGTGTTCGAATCAAATGTTCTTGCCATAAACATAGGGGTAATCGAACGGGCTGCGCCTCCCGTTGATTCGTACCCGTATGTGTTATCGAGTAATGCTACTCCGCCTGGGCCAACTGTGAAGGCCCGAACCATGATTTCCTGGTTGGAGGCAGTTGTACTCTGGACTTTGAGTGCTTGGCCCTGAAGGGCACTATCGCACTCGAAGTATTTACTTTCAGCTTTCGTGTTAATCATAGATGCAACCTCTTGCTTCTCAACCTTATTCAACCCGCTGGTTGACTTGCGGCCTCTCTTCTTTCCCTTACTGTAGTAACTTCCGTTTCGCATTCGGGGACCGCTAAACTTCGGCATACTATATTATAGCATGAGAATTTAATTTGTTGGGGCAAGATATCGAGAATTTAATCTACCGATAAATGGCTCACCCAATATATACCACAAGGGTACATATTGGATTGTCTTTAAGTACTAAAAATGTAATAAAGTAATTATGTCGTCGGACTCTACGAGGTCCTTCTG